TCTCTAGCTGAATTTGGTCGCTGTGTTTTTTCAATGCTGATAGACTGCCGTTTATCTTTGCTATCTCCACATTCATTTCGGATATCTTGTTTGACATCTGACTGAATTGTGTCATCTTCTCTTCGTGTATATTGAGTTCTCCTACGAGCTGCTTGAGACCTGATTCTAGCTTGGCAATTGTTGTAGTTTCGTGATTGCATTTTTCTTCCTTAAATTTTTCGTCTATTGATTGTGTACATACTGGACATGTATCATTATCTTTGAAAAAATCTAATGTCTTTTTATGTGTAGATATATTTTGTTCTATCTTGGTTTCAAACTTCTCTAAGTCTTTAACCTTTTTGGCCGTTGTATCTTGGTTGACTAATGTATTTTGACTAACAGCTATCTGTTCATTTAAAGTTTGTATTTTTTGTTCATATTTTAATCTATTTTCTTCATTTTCTACTATCTTATTTTGTTGTACCGTCAGGTTGTCGCTACCTTTAGTTTCCAGAGTAGTTAGATACTTTGCTTCAGTTTCATACTTGGTCTTTATTAACTCACATTGGTGCCTCACCTCCGTAAGTTTTTTTTGAAGTTCACTCTGTTGGGAACGCAAAATTAAGTCCATTAGACCAAAAACTCTAATATCTAAAATTTCTTCTACAACTTCTCTACGATATCTAGGTTTCATTTTCATAAACGGTTCGTATGAAGAAGAACCTAATAAAACCACCTGAATGAATGACCTATAATTAAGTTTCATTATGTTTGTTTCAAGGTACTTTTGATAATCTACATTGTTGGCGTCTTGATTAATAAGTTTACCATTACAAAATATTTCAAATAGATTTGGTTTTATACCTCTTCGTACAATATAGTTCTTAGTACCTACATCAAACTCTACCTCTACCATACAATCGCCGTTGTTAATTGTATTGACCATTTGTTCTTTTTTAATAATTCTAAATGGTCTATTGAATAGTACAAAACACAATGCGTCTAGTAAGGTTGACTTACCTGTACCGTTTGTGCCTACAATCAATGTGGTTTGTGAGATACTTAAATCTATCTCTATTGGCTGATTGCCTGTTGATAAAAAATTCTTATATGATATTCTCTTAAATAGTATCATTCACTAGCTTCCATGTACAATTCTTTTGCAAACTGTTTTAATTTTTGTTTATCTAATTTTATATCTGTCTGGTCGATATAGTTACCTAAAAAAGTAAGTGTGTCTTCACCTTGTTCCAATATATCTTCTCGTACTGAGGCACCAATATCTGTAGGGTCTTCAATTACATCAATAGCATGTATGTTAATAGAGTTATACAATCTATCCATTAGTCTTTCAAACATATCATTGTCTGACCTATTAGATACAAACAACTTAACAAAACATTTGTCATATTGATTAATGTCTAACTCATCATAGTTTGTTTCTTTATCATTATAGATAATCTTTTTAAACAAACTATTAGGATTTTCTACCCTTGTCAACTCTCTAGTTTCAGTATCAAAGATATGAAATCCTTTAGGACATTGGTAGTCTGACCATGTCATTTCGTATTGAGTGCCAAGATAATAGATATGACCATCATCTGATTTTTTATGAAAGTGACCAGACATTACCTTTTCAAATCTTTTAAAAATTGCTTTGTCTTGACCATGGTCATTGAAATGGCCGTTGTGCATTTCAAAACCTTTTACTTCTAAGTGACCCATTGCAATAGATGATGTACTGTTCTCTATTGTTCTAATACTTTCTGCCTCATTGTCATCACAAATCCATGGTATAAAGAGTATTGGTAAACCATCAAACTCAACTGTTGTTGATTGTGTATAGACCTTGGCGTCTTTACATATGTCAAGGTTTTGCATAGCATTGACCTCATTTGTATTCTTATAATAAGTGTCGTGATTACCAATGATAATATGTGTATCAATACCTTGTTCATCTAATCTATTCCAAAATACTTTTTTAAAGTTGTGTGCTGTATTGTGGTTGATAAATTTTCTTCTATCTACCACATCACCTAGATGTATTAATGTTTTAATACCATACTGTTGCATGTATGGAAAAAATAGTTCATTATAAAACTTGTTTTGAAACTCAATAAAAGCTGGCGAATCGTTACGAGCACCAAAGTGGGTATCATTTAGTAGAGCTATCTTCATTATTTTTTCTTTTTTGCGGCTTCTAATTTTTTCTTATGTTGTAATGTAGTTCTCTTTGGCATTTTTTTAGCGCCAGGATCCATATCTTTACTTTCAACTGGTGCCATATTCTTTTGTAAGAATTCTGTAAACTGATTTTTAAAATCTCTATCTTCACCTGGATTTAAAGTCATATCATCATAATTACCCTCTGCAATCATTCTTTGTTTGATTGTAGTTTGTTTCTTTTCTTTTTGTATTCTACGAATAAATGCGTAATAGATTATTTGTGTGAAGTAAGCAAACGGATTGTTTGACTTATCTGGATTAAAGTTGTGTAAATACTGTAAACAGTTTTCTATACCATCACTAATCATATCATCTCTATATGTATAGTTGATAAAATTAGGTCGATAAGATAAATGATTCGCTATCTTTAGGAAACATTCACCGACATAATTGGGAACTCTAGGTATAGCTTTACCTGATTTTTCTGCTTCGTTAACAGTTTTTCTAAACTCGACCATAGCGGCCAAGAATTCTTTGTTGTTAACATAATGTTCTGGTTTTGCTTTTGATTTTGCCATAATATCCTCAATGTTGTTTATATAATACTCTAAGTTGATGTAATTGTCAAGCTTAGGTTGTTTTTATTTATTTTTAATCCACGGTTGACATCTTTTTTATTTTGTGTATAATAACGGTGTCCGTTTTCAGAAACACTAGCTTTAAATACCTAATGTCTTTAGTGCATTGTTGGTTCATCTTCATCATCAAAATCATCAAACTCTCTAAAGATTTCATTCATTTTTTTATTCTCTTCAGGAGTAAACTCTTTTCTGTGATAATTCTCATCTCTTTTAGGTCTATCTAAACTATCATAGTTTTTAATAATATCAGTATAACTACCACTCATCTCTAAGGAAGCGTTGGTGATTGTCATAATTTTATCTTTAGGAATAGTAACAACTTTATCCATAGTATAGTTAGTCCAACGAATCAAAGCAATATAATCTCTGAAGCCTGTTGGTGTCATTTGAGGAATATATTTTATTTGTAAAGGTTTATCAAGTCTAATTAGAGGACCATTATCTGGCAACTGTTTCTCACCAGTAGGTAGTACGGTAACAATGTCGTCACCGTTAATAAGTTTTATTATTTTAACTGTTTGATTCATTGTTCAATTCTATGTTATGTATTTCATATTCAAAGTCTTCTTCACTATAGATATTTATCCTTTCTCTAAAGTGGTTGAGTGTGTAGTTCTCTTTCTCATTGTATGTTAAGTCATCTGCAATATCATATAAAGTAGCAGAACCATTATTATCTTTTAATCTTAAACCACGACCAATAGATTGTAAGTTTCTTATCCTAGACTTAGAAGGACTAGAAAAGATAATGTTGTGTAAATTACGAATGTTGATACCGGTACTAAAAGTTCCATAACTTGCCACGATAATAGCATTGTCACTCTTTTCTGTAAGTTCTCTAATCTTTTCTCTTTCATCTGTATCTACTCCTCCGTGAACATAAAAAACCTGTTTATCAGGTGCTTTTAATTTTATATCTTCATATAATTGTTTACCATGTTTTTCTACATACTGAAACAAACATAGTGTATTACCATTTAGACCAGCGGCCAAGTTTCGTATAAATTTATTTCTTTTATCAGATTGTACTATGTAATCCATTTCTTCTTGGTAGTTCATACCACTAGCATGTTTACACTCAATCGCACCATGTTTTAATATTAGACAGAAAATCTTTAAGTCAGCTAATTGTTTCTTCTCTTGTAGTTCTACTGTAGAAACCACCTTGTTGACTGTACCAAAAAGTCCTTCTAACACCAACTTGTGTGTTTGTGTACCATCTAAAGTACCAGTTAGTCCTATTCTATATGGGCATTTTTCTAGTTTTGTCAATATCTTAGTTAGTGAAACAGCCTTGAATAAATGTGCTTCATCACCTACTATCATACGGATATCTTTAAAGTATTTTTTAGGTTGTGTATAGATAGATTGCCATGTAGATATGATTACAGGTTTATTTGTTTCTTTAGAATGACCTTGATAAATCCTATGTACATATTTTTCAGGTGACCAACCATAATCCTTGAAGTCTTTAAACAGTTGTTCGACCAAAGATGTAGTTGGTACAATAATTAATATTTTTTTCTTGTCTTCTTTTAACCGAAGAATGTTAAACCTAACAAGAAGATAGACAATAAGAGATTTTCCACTAGCTGTGGGTGAAAGTAATAAAGTTCTATTTTTTCTAACTGCATATATAAATGCCTCCTTTTGATAGTCACGAACAGTAAAAGGTATTTTTAAAGCTTCAATAAACTTATCTACCTTTGCTTCGTCAACTTTTGTATCTTGTATTTTAGTGCCGTCAACAACATGAACCTTGTTATCTTCACACCATTTTAATATATAGGGGTATAGACCAACATAAATTTGACCTGTTTGATATGAGAACAATCTAATCTTTCCGTCCCATACTCTGTTTCTAAACTGAGGCATAAACTTAAAACCAGGTACCTCAAAGGTAAAGAATTGGCCAAGTTCTCTTCTTATGTCCTCATCAGCTTCAATCTTTAAATAGACATCATCTTTTTTATCTATAATTAAATATCTTGTTAAACTCATTTATAAAATCCATGTCATAAGTGAATACCTATTACCTTTAATTACTTTCTTAACTTCATGTGAATACATAAAATTACTAGGAAAAACAACACCTGAAGCCTTTGTTTGTTCTGGTATATATTCGCCGTCACAGAATACAATTTCTCCACCCTCTTCAGCAGTTTGTAAAAATATTAATGCTGTTACATGTGGATAACCATACTGTTGACCATGTGAATGGTGTATATTGTCTATATGATTTTGCATAAAACCACCTTCAGCATAATGATTCATTCTAAATGGTGTAAAACTTTGTGGTACTATTTTAGTATGTGTTTTAATATAATCATCAACCATACCTCTAAATCCAGTTTTTAATTCTTCGTAAAACTTATCTTGTTTATTAATCCAATATTCTTTCATATCAACTCTAGTATTAGTTTTAGGAGATATATCTGTATTAGTAGAAAATGATGATTGATTCCATTTACCATTTGTATGATAATGAGTTATTACATTATTTGCCAAGTCATTAGAGATAACTTGATTGTATGTGTGAATATAATCTGATATCTTCATATTAAAACTCTGCTGATTGATATTCTTCGGAAGAACCAACTTTACCTTTTAACATTATATTAAAGGCAATACTAATTCTATTAGACTTTTTTTCATTGATTGGTACATAGTGTTGTAACCAAGATGGGAATAATATCATTCTATTGGTTGCTGAATCATATTTAATTTTATTTGCATTATCTATAACTTGTTTTGTTACATGTGGTTGTATAACACCAGCTTGTGGTCTAGGGTCTGTAAAGATAATACCAGATGTTTGTTCGGCCTCTACATAAAAAACACCACTTAAAATATTATTAGAGTGTGTGTGAGGTCTATGTGTTTCGCCTGGTTTTAAAACATTTGACCACATATCAGTAATATTAAAACCATGATACTCGAAATGTAAACTATCAAAAACTTTTTTTGTATTTTCTACCACCTTATGAGTAAGTTTATCATATAATACATTTCTGTGTAAATTAGCTTTACTTTGCCAATTTTTTGTAGTTTGATTATATGATGAAGTGATATCTTTTCTTATTTGTAATAAACTATTATCATCTATTACTTTGTCAAAAAGATAAACATGTGTTGAAAATAATTTATCGTGTTTCATTACACAGCACCACTAGTAAATCTACGCCAATCAATTGCGTTTTTGATTGTAAAAGTTCTATTAGTGATTTGTCTAATTGTTCTATCTAAGAAATCAACACAAGCATTTAAGTAATCTACTTTTTGTTTTGCTTTAATATACTCTTCATCTGAAAGAATATATTGGTCGACATCAGCTCTTAATAGTTTGAAGTTAAAAGGTCTCTGTGCATATACTGAAGCGTCTGCTTTGCCAGTATAATATTCCCAAAGTTTCCTTTTGGTATTATATAAATCACCCTCAGCTCGACTAAGCATTAACTTAAACTTAGTTAAGTGTTTTAAATATTTGTTGTGTAACTGTGGAGTTTTAAGCGATTCTAAATCAAGTTCAGTATCGTTTATTTTTAAATCCAAATCAGCTTGTTCTTGTAGTTTTTCTAAATCCATAATAAAGGTATCCTATCATAATATTATATAAATGTAAAGCCTTAGGTGACTGTATTCGTTGTATTACTTGCACTTTTTAAAGCAAATTCATATATTTTGTATTTAAATGAAACAGTTGCCGATAGATAATTAACATCATCAGCCTGTTGGTTAAAGTTTAGTCCAGACAATGTTGTTGGAAAAACATCATTAAATCTTACTTCTATATTTGTGTTATTTTTACTTGACAAAACATTTAGTGTTGCGTCTGAAAAGATAGGTCCTAATGGTGTTGCACCATATTTTACCTTACCTGCGTCTGTAACTAAACTATCTTTACCACTTGTAGGAAATCTATCTTTATTTGCACTTACCAATTCAGCAAATTGTGTTCTTGCTTTTGGAAATCCAATACCATACATCCAACCATGTATCTCTCTATAGTTTTCTAAATTTTCATCTACTAGAAATGTAATCTCTAAATCACCAAAAGACAAGGTGTCACCTGGAAGTGGTATGTCCGCCAACGGAGTCGGTTGGAGAGTGGTGCCGAGAGAAATCCCTGGTATATTACAAGCAGTTGTGAAATACTCCACTTTAGGCAGTTTTGCAAGTTGAAACTTAAACTGAGTAGGTGAAGCGTAATCAAACTTTGTAGGTTGTCTGTCGTATGCATTTGTTGTTGTCATACTTATATTTATCCATTTCGGAGGAAGGCCAAAAAAAAGGGCGACTGATTAGAGCCGCCCTTTTAAGTCTGTTGAAAACTCAACAAATATTACATCAAGTTAGTAACTTTAACTCTTTGGTAGTATCTGTTTGAGTTAGCAGAACCAGCGTTGTCCACTGCTGTAGCGATACCCGATTGAGCACCTGTTTCAGCGAATGGGTTAGCGATAAGACCATATCTAGTCTTGAAGCCAATTTTCGGTTGGAAAGTATCTTGACCAACTGCTCTCACCATTTG